TTTTTAGAATGTAATGGATCTGCTGTAAGTAGAGCTACTTACGCTGCTTTATTTGCTGTTGTAGGAACAACTTATGGAGCAGGGGATGGTTCTACTACTTTTAGCCTCCCTGATTTACAAAATGAGACGCCTATTGGAAGATCTGGAACTAAGGCCATTGCTTCGACAGGAGGTGCTGACACTGTTGCAGGTACCGGTAATGTTGCCGGATCATTAGCTAATGCGACATTATCTACTGCTCAATTAGCGAGTCATAGTCATGGATATCATTCAAGACAAACTGACACTCTTCCACAAAGTCAAGAAGGGCAACTTACCAATGGATCGGGAAATTCTCTCAATTCTGGTATGAATAGTGCAGGTAGTGCTAGTGGCCATGCACATAATTTATCGGCTACTTTCTCAGGGGATGCAAATTCTGTTTTACAACCTTACTTAACCTTATTATATATTATAAAAACTTAACATGGCAAATTACGAACAAACTAGATACAATTATTCAGGGGAAAATTTACAGGGAATAGAAGGTGTAAATACTGGAATTATTGTTCCCTGGATGGATTCATCTATTCCATCTGGCTTTTTAGAATGTAATGGGTCTGCAGTTAATAGAACAACTTATTCAGCTTTATTTGCTGTTGTAGGAACAACTTACGGAATAGGAGATGGTTCTACTACTTTTAGCCTCCCTGATTTACAAGATAATATTCCAGTGGGTAAATCTGGAACTAAGGCCCTTGCTTCAACAGGAGGTGCTAATACTGTTACTGGCACAGGTAACCTGGGTGGAAGTGCTGCTAATGCGACATTATCTACTGCTCAATTAGCGAGTCATCTTCACAGTAATACCAACTCATATGTGGGTTTTGCACTGGCGGGTGGTAATACAGGTGCTAATAGAGCTGGAATGCCACCAGGTAATACATCTTCTGAAGGTTCGTCTAGTGGCCATGCACATAATTTATCGGCTACTTTCTCAGGGGATGCAAATTCTGTTTTACAACCTTATACAGCTGTGGTATATATAATTAAAACATAGGAGGAAAATATGAAATCAGGCAATTGGACAGTTATTTTTGAAGATAAAAAAATAATTAAAAAAACAGGGGTAGAAGCAGGTACTGCTTATGATATTGAGGACAATTCTTTTTGGAACGATTCAAAATGGGGTAATGTTTGGGCTATTCAATTTACAAATGACAATACGGATAATGATCAAGTAGAACATAGAGATGCAACTCCGCACTCTTTTTATGATGTAAGTATTTACGGAGATTTTTCTCAGTTTATAACAAAATGGGACTCAGCTCATTTAAATAAACTACAGTCTAATTGGGATCAGGATACGTTAGTAAAAGAAGATGGTTCACCAGAAACTGACCCTGAAAAAATAACAAGATTGGGAGTAAGACCTACTACTTATAATTCGTAATAAAATACTTTTAGAAAAACGAAAAAATAATGTTAAAAAAAAATGTAGATATAAATGATTTTATAGGTGTTTATGACGGGTTTTTAAACGACTTAGATGTAGACAATGCTCTTAAGTACTTCGAGGAACAAAACAAACTGAAAAAAGCTTTCAGTAGGATGCAAAGTGAAAATGAGGGAATTTTATTCAAAAAAGATGAACAAGTTTTTTTGAATGAGACCAACGTAGAAGTATGGCTGGATGATTTTAAACCATTATTGGTAAATTTTGACACTGCTTTAAGGAATTATTACTCTCAAACAGGTTTTTTAAACTCAATTACTAGGGATAAAAATTACACATTAAGTTACACTAATTTAAAGATACAAAAAACACAACCCTCTGGTGGGTATCATGTATGGCATGTTGAAAAGGGCCCCGGTTTTCATAACCTTAAAAGAGCATTGGTTTATAGTATTTATTTAAATGATATTGAAGAAGGTGGGGAAACTGAATTCTTACACCAAAAGGTTAGAGTATCTCCAAAAAAAGGGAGAATAGTTATTTGGCCAGCTTCTTTTCCTTATGTTCATAGAGGAAACCCTCCTCTTAAAAAAGATAAGTATATAATAACTTCTTGGTTGTTATTTTAATAATTTAGCTTTTTCCAATTGAGTTTCATCCAGTCTGTTATCCTGAGAAGATAATCGTTTTAAAGTTTCTTTATTAGGAATCCATTCTTCTTTATTTACAGTCATCTTGCTTCTATTTACTTTTGTTTGGAAAATAACAGTGCATTTATCTTTATATGCTCTAAGTTTTTCTTTCCACCAGTCGGGATCTTTCACTGTGTAATGAGCATTTAAACCGTTTAATAAAATTTGAGTAGCTGGGTAACAGGTAATGGTCATGAAAATCCTATCTCCATAACTGAATAAATCAGATAGAACCTCCTCTATCTTGTCTTCTTGTACATGTTCCATTACATCAATACACATAACTAAATCAAACTTAGTTTGATTAGAGGGTTTAAGAGAAAACATTTCAACAGCAGGGTCGTAACCTATTAGGGTGATTTCCATAGGAGCCCCCGGAGTTTTTTTATTGTTAAATAATAATTTGTGAAAAACTGCTTTACCACAACCATAGTCCAGTATAGTTTTTACATTATTATCTTTTATAATGTTATAAATATTATGTTTGTATTCGGCTAAAGATTCTCCAATCCAATGATCAGAGTTACTCTTATGAAATTTAGTTGCTTCTATTAAAGAATCATAACTCATATGTAGCCACCTTCCTTGTATTCCTTGTAATGTTTATAACATAACTGGGTGAAGTTAGTCAATTTCAAGACATTTTCAAATGTATCTGTTTCATACATTTGAATCCCATCATAACCCATTTCTTTGGCTATTTTAAACCTGTAATGTCCGCAATGGATTTCTTTTTTTCTAACTACCCCTGGAAAGAGTAATCCGTCTTTCTCCATAAAACTACGCACTTCTTCTAAATGTTTGTTTTCCCATGGGATGTTATTTTCTAAATTATCCTCTGTTACAGAAACAATAATTTCCGGAAACCATACGATCCTTGGTTTCATTATATTCATATTAAGTTTCCTTTCTCGTCGGATATTTTATGTTCTATATACGTCCTACATTTATAACACTTTCCACAAAAATTTTCTCCGCTTCCACAACTTCTTACTAATAACTGTACTTTTGGATCTAAGTAATTAAACGCTTCTTTTTTAGTCTTAAATTTATCTATCTTTTTACCATTGTAAAAAAATTTAGGTATAGTAAATTGTAGATCTTTAAAATTAGGATGATTTAAGGTACCACTATCTAAGTAAGGTTTCATGTTTAAAAGCCAATGAGGAGGATTTTTCCCAAGTGCTGTTCTATTTATCCAATTGTAAGAAAAGGAAGCATGCCATATTCTTTTAATATTGTACGAACGGCATAGGACGGCTCCTAAAAAAGCACACCACTGATCGTCCGTTCCAAAAGTTGATTTGGAATAAGGTATATTTAAAGTGATACCTGTTTTTATAAAATCAAATTCTCCGTATTTTTCTTTATAATACTTAATTAATTTGTCTACTTTTTCGTGTTGGATCTCTACTCTGGACTGAAATTCGCTGCACCAACCCATGTCGATAAAAACTACCAATATGTCTTTTTTCTGTTCTAGAAAATATTTTAATAAAACAGAACTATCGGGGCCGCCAGAGTAAAGAAGCAACTCTTTCATGAGGCTAGTTATCTAACAGGGGGAGCATATAAAATTCCACCTTGACTCCATAGTTTATTTATTCCTCGGTCTAATTTAAATTTACTTTTAGACCCGAGATTTCTGTCAAAAGATTCCTGATAATTACCTACTTGTTTAATAATATTGTAGGACCATGTGTTGGATAAACCTAACAATTTTCCTGTACTAGATTCCATTCCCAATAACCTCTTAATGTTAGGGTTTTTAGTGTTTTTAAAACTATCTATGTTTTCAGATGTTATACCATATTCTTCAGCTTCGATCATTACGTAGAGTGACCATCTAACAATATTTTCCCATAGTTCTTCATTACTTCTAACCACAGGACCCCATGGTTCTTTGGAGATAGTTTCTTTTAAGATAATATGGTCTTCCGGGTTTTTTAATTTTTCCATGTGAGAAGATAATTGAGATTTATCCGAAGAATAAGAATCGCATCTCCCAGAATCATAGGCTTGAATTATTTCTTCTTGGCTCTCAAATACTATAGGGGTGTATTTAATTTTATGGGCATTGAAATAATCTCTCATATTTAATTCCGTAGTAGTACCTGTTTCTACACAAATATTAGCGTTTTTTAATTGTTTAACAGAAGTAATCTTGGCTGATTTTCTTACTGTAAAACCTTGTCCATCGTAGAAATTAATACCAGCATATTCTACACCCAGCGAGGCATCTCTTGTCAAAGTATAAGTGGTTGTTCTTACCAATAAATCAATATCTTTTGATTTTAGTACTTCGAATCTTGTTTTTCCAGAGGTTTGAAAAAAACCTACCTTACCTGCATCCCCTAAAATAGAGGCAGCGACTGCTCTACATATGTCTACATCTATTCCTTTCCATTTATTATCAGATACGTCAAAAGAAGAAAAACCAGGATTACCTTGTGACACCCCGCAGTTTAACACTCCCCTTTTTAAAACATTATCTTTAGTTTCATTTGCATTTGCATAAGTAGTAATTAACCCCATTGTTAATAGAACTATTATTATTTTAAAAGTACTCATTTTATCTTCTCCTTTTTGTTGTTTAAAAGTTTATCTTTTATTTTATTTATTTTGTGTCTAGTTTCCCAATCGGGTCCTAAGAATATATTCATCACTAAATTATACCTTACAGAATCGTCTGTTACTTCTGGAACCCCGTGCAAAATCCCAGGTTCAAATATATAATAGGAACCAACTTGTGGTTTAATAGTTATTTTCAATTCTGGAACAAGTAAAGGACTTCCTTCTGTTAAATATAAAATAATATGGTGGCACGGGTGTGTATGCATTGCAACATACTCCCCTTTAACTAATTCATTTCCCCACGCTTGAATACGGAATCTATTTACATACGCATTTTCTTTTTGAAATAAAGGATTAATATCCCGGTGTTTTTTAAGTACGTACTCTAAAAATTTTTTAGACTCCTCTTTATCGTTAAAATACTCCCATTCTGTTTTTCCACCTTTTACGTTAGTGAGATCTCTTGATACAATATTGGATCTAATCATAGTAATCATGTTTACCATATCAATTTTGTTATCATAAACCCCATGAGATATTTGAGTAGTTTTGGGATAGGTTACTACTGTACTATAGGAAAAATTTTCTTCATCTTTAATAGGGCTTATTATTATCATAGTTTATTTAATATGTA